GGGATTTGAACCCACGCGCGGCAGAACCGCCTAACGGTTTTCAAAACCGTCCCCTTAAGCCACTTGGGTAATCCTCCATTGCTTAATGCCAAAAAATAAATTGTGGCAATGACCCGTACGGGATTTGAACCCATGTTACGGCCGTGAAAGGGCCGTGTCTTAACCACTTGACCAACGGGTCATGTAACTCACTCAAGAGCACTTTATTATAATAACTAATCACATTTCAAAAGTCAAGAACTTTTTATTTATTTTTTTAATTAGCTATTACTATTGTGATCTCTCAATCACAACGTATTTAATATTAATAGATATTCAGTCAAAATGCAAGTACTTTTTTATTTTTTTGTTGTAAAACATTTATATCTATCTTAATACTTCAAATTAGCTAGAGCAAAACAGCTTCTCTTATCTTTAACTAAATGATCTTTATAAATTGTTCCATATTAAACTGCTTCTTTATATCACTATGAAATCCCCCACAAAATTATTTTTTTAATATAGATCATACAAGAAGAAATTTAAAACAATCGGCTCTCCCTATGTTATATACACGATTATTGACTTGAATCAATGTCCAAGACTTTTACCTAAAAGAAGTGTAATAATTTCCATTAAGTCATTCAAAATAATATGCATTTAGGTTTATCAATAACTCAAAATTAAGGTTTTAACATCTTATGACGTGTTTTCAATGCAGAGAGAACTTAACGAACTCATCTCCTTCCATCCACTATACATATGGTTGCATATAAGACGATACATTTGTAATTCCTTACTGTTTCAGCAGGTATTTACTCCTTTGTAAACGTCCCATACTCATAATATCATTGCTACTGGCTCTTAGTTCTAACACTTTCATCGGACTAAGAATGCCGCTCGGTACACAAAAAAACTGCTCTAGAAATTAATCTAGAACAGTTACTTTTCTATATAGCGGAGACAGAGAGTTTTATTTATTCTTTTTCTCTGTATTTACTGGTATTTTTCTTCCTTATTATATAAGCAAATATCCTTTATAACTTTTCTAAGCATTTCATTTATTTCTATCAAAGTTCTATCAAAAGAGCCATCTCAGAGGTTATCCCTCTAAGATGGCTTCTTTTCTGTTAGCGATAGTAAACCACTATTTACTTTTTTCAAGATATTCGTTTACATCTATCAGCTGTAAACGATAGTTTACTAACTTTTTAGCTTCTTCTTTGATTTCATTAGAATCAGTGGAAGACTTAAGAATTTTGAAGGTTTGTTCAATTAAATCTTCTAAAATATTTTTTCTTGTAAGATAAGTTTCGTATCTGTCTTTTTCGATTAGTCCGTTCAAGTAATCCATCGTTTCACCTCACAAACAATATACTTCATTAAACTACTCTGGATTTTTAATCTTTTTTCTTTTTTGCTCAATATATTTCTCGATTTGCTCCAGATCTTCTGTAGTAGCTTCTTTCAAAATAAAATTTTTGGTAACCGATCTGCGATTTAAGTATTGCTTTCGAGCTTTATTTTTATTATCCCACTTTCTGGTTGCCTTTTTTTGTGCTTCACTAACTGACATCTTACTTCACTAATCCTATAATGAAAATTATTACTGCTATAACAAAGATTGCTAACGCTATTTTATTAATGTTAGAAGTAGTTTTATTGTATTTCTTTTTTTCATCATTCATTTTCTGGACCTACTTTCATAATTTATAGTATAATAAAACACACAAGGGAGATGATCCCTCATGTGTTGGATTAGTGGAGTAATCCAACAATCGAAGCAATTAGAGCAACGACAGCAGTTATCAAATTGATAATTGCTGTTTTTCTATTGTAGCGAGCTTTAATAGAAACGCGTTTACGTTTGCGGTGCTTCATTGGATACCACCACCTTCGTAAGGATCCTGAGCACATCTCATTACTCCTTACTCTTTATATTATATACTCATATTAGTATATATGCAACATTTTTTAACTAAAACCGCAAAAAAACCGCTCTAGGATCATTGTCCCAGAGCGGTCTTTACGACACCTGGAGTTTTCAACTCCTTCTATTCAATTACTTTTAAGAATTTAGCAGGTACCCACTGCCTATCAGTACCTAACTTATAGCATTTCATTCCCTTGATATTCTTGACATCGAAGTACTTCCATCTCGTATTTGTCTTGATGTACTTGCCAGTGTAATAACCATTACTATCCATTAGCTGGATCATCCAGTTAGGGTTGCAGTTAATAATCGGCGCACATACTACACCAGTTTTCTTTTCTGGCTTTGGTTTTGGCTTGGCTGCCTTATGTACAGTCGTAGTTTCTTTGTGGAGGTCAATCAAGCTGATGTTGCCGTCCACGCCAAGCCCACACCAGTTATCACAGAATTGCCAAATAGCTACGCCATCCATCGAAGGGAAATAGCTAAAGTCTGGCTTATAAGCTAAGTCGGTTGGGTATGATGCTACCCAGATACAAGTGCCGAATTTCTTAATGACCTTTTTAGTATCAATTGCAGCTCTAAGCAGGCTTGCACCAGAGTACAAGCCTACTTTATAACCAGCATCGTGGCAAATTTTCATAAAAGCTAAAATTGCCTTAGTACTTGCCACCTTACCTCCAGTAACGCAGTTACCACTACCAGTTTCCCAGTCAAGCCATAAATAGCGTTTCTTGCTAATGTTTTCAGCTTTAGCACGACTCACAAAAAACTTTGCTTCAGCTTTAGCACGACTAACGTTATAACCAAAAGTCGCAAAGTGATAAGCATGAACGTACATATGATTAGCATGTAATGATTTTATTTGATAGTGAGCTTTAGGATTGATATAGCCCGTGCCCTCAGTCAATTTGATAATGCCAAATTTTGCACCAGCATTATGATAAGCTGTCATGCTAGTGCCTTGATATACAGCTGCATCAATACCTAGTTGTCTACTTGCCATCTAAAGTCACATCCTTAGCATCGGTTGGAGCTGGATTTTCAGGTTTTGGCAATTGATCTACTGGTTGTAGGATGTCTTTTTCATCCACATCTTGTGCTACAGCAGGATCATTTTCCATTTTTTCAACATCAGCTAAATTCATAGCAGCTACAGCCTTTTCTAAAGCGCCGTAGATCATGTTAGCTGTCACATCATTAATACCCATGTAGTGCAAAGCTTGGTTAATCAGTTCATAACCCATTTGACGCTTTTCCTTACTAGTACCACCCAAGAACTCAACTTCGTGTACAGCGTTAGTCGCAACTTTGCCTAGTACATCGTAGGCTTGACCAGCACGCGTGGCACGATTGATCTTAGCTTTGTCCTTAGCGTAAACGCCAGCAATTACAGCGATAATATAACTTGCTACAGTAATTCCCAAGTAAATCCAATCTTTAATCGTCATTGTCTAATTCCTCCAATTTCTTCTTTAATCTGTCGTTTTCCTTTTCAACCTTGAGCCATCTTTTTCGGTACAGCTCCATATCTTCAGTCCTTTGCTTAATTTCGTTATCTTTTTCAGCCAACATGCCAGCAAGTGTATTTTGCTTACTACTACTGAACGCCTTATAAAAAAGAGTTATTGCACTTATCAGACCCCCGACAGCAGTTATCAAATACCCTATCACGTTCCCAATATCTTTCATCGCGGCACCTTCTTAGGCGTCGCTAGCTGTCAGATAGACAAAGCAAAAAATGATAAAGTCACCCCATGCTGAGTGTCCCATACGATAAAA